AAAGATATTGGCGACAAAGTCTTTATTCCTGTGCTTACTAATGAGCAGGTCGTGCAGTTGGTAAAAGAAGGAAAGCTTGGGCAGAAAATTAATAACACCAAAGATTAATAAGCTGTGAACCCGACACAGTACTTTATAACAGTTCGGGCAAAGTGGTGCGACAACCAATGTCAAACTCATGATGAAACTAAAAATACAGACTGTTAGACTATGACAATAACCAATACAGACCTGATTGATGATGATGCTATGAGTGAGAAATTCCATGTAGTTTATGATGGCAAAGCATTAGAAGAACACCTAATGGATGTTCGAGATCTTGCGCCTGCTATGATGGCTATAAGTGACCTCTTGACTCATGCCAATAAAGAGATCAATGGGGATAAGCTTGAAATTCAATTAAATGTCAAAGCAAACTTTAAAACAGGTTGTTTTGGAATAGAATTTGTTGAGCACCTATCTTGGGTGAATCAAATCAAAGATCTATTAGTTGGCCCTACTGCAACGGCCTTAGCAAACGCAAGTGGGATCTTGGGATTGGTTGGTTTTTTTGGGGGTGCTACTGTTGGTGTAATTCAAATCTATAAAAAACTGAAAGGCAACCCTCCTGTTAAGATAGAGGAAACTGTTGATCATGCAAAAGTCTTTTACACTGAAACTGAATATTTAGAAGTTGATAAAAGAGCGTTACGTCTTTACCGAAGCAAGGTGATTGCATCCGATATTGAAAAAATGCTAGAACCACTAAGCAAAGATGGGATTGACTCATTTTATGTTGTAAAAGAAATGCTTGATGAAAATGTTGAGCTATTTATTGACAAAAAAGAAGTTGAGTATTTTAAATTTCAGGACATTGATGATCATTTGAGCGAAAGCATCACAGAAACTTTTTTGCAAATTGAATCAATATCATTTAAGGAAAAAAACAAGTGGCGATTCAATAATGGCGGCTCAACAATTAATGCTTCTATTACTGATGAGGTGTTTCTGCAAAAGATTGATTCTGGATTGCTTCGTTTTGGTAAGGGCGACTTACTTAAGGTTAAGCTAAAGACCATCCAATTTTTAGCTCATACAAAACTTAAGACAGAGTTTGAGGTTATGGAAGTTATTGAGCATAAGACTACCAAACAAGAAGAATTTGATTTTTAAAATACAAAATTAGCAACGCTTAACCCACCCCGTGTGGGTTTTCTTTTGTCTATTAAAGCATGAATTCAGAATATTGAACATTTTTAATTAATTTATTGAACAAAGTATTGACATTAATGTTCAATTAGTTGAACATAACTCTACCGAATATTAAAAAGCCCCGAACAATCTTGGCGGATGCGGGGCTACTCAACGAGTGAGATAAGTATGAACATAAAAGCCAACATAGTCAAATCCATGGGATTCGTAGGAGTAGTTAGTGCTCTAACTGCTGCTTATGCATTTACCCCAGCTAACAAAGAACCTGTAACGGTTGCAGCTCCTTTCAAAGTTGAATCAATCGACCCTGAAAATGAACAAGCAGTACTTCAAACTGCAAATGAAAAGTTCACTTTAGAAGTTGATTTTGATGCTCAGTACTCAATTGATGGCAACGGCTATCAAGCTTGGCGTGAAGTTGAAATTAACGAGATTAAAGACATTCGCGTTTATGACGAAGATGGCGAGGTCTTAGCTTACGTTCATCGTTTAGACGTAGTTGAGATTAAAGATCTTATCGAATCAGGGATTAGAGAGCGCATTTAAGCGCTCCATGGTGAATGTCATGAATGCACATCCTGAAATTATCGAAGTATCAAGACTTCAAGCTCTTATTAAAGATTCTGTAAATGCCCTGCTCCCACTTTCTAGTGAGAAAGATACAGTCATCACTGATGGCGGCAATTGGATTCACTTGCGTTATGTGGGCCGAGGTACTGAACAAATCCAATTAGAGCTAGGTGATCAGTTCTCTATTAAGACAAAAATCGCCTACCTAAGTGAAACGTTAAAAAGATTGGCTGAAATTAGAAATGAGTTGAGAGGTGGGTGATGGAGTGGATTAGTTGTGAGGAGTAATTACCAGAAGAAGGCGTAAGAGTTCTGTTTTTAGACAAATACGACATCATCCACGAAGGAACTTTAAATACTGATTATGTCGATGGGCCTTATGGTGAGAATGGTGAAGACTTCGGTGAAGAGCAAACCTTATGGACTTCAAACTCAAGTGGTGAAGAGCTTCTACTTATCCAAGTTAAATATTGGATGGAACGCCCAAATAGCCCAGTAGAAAAGAATTAGGAGAAGATTATGAATGCGCCAGTGCAACACTCAGGACAGAACCCTTTTGCAGTAGCTGCTCCTACAACTCAAGCAATGTCTACAGTTCAATCTGATAGTCAACGTGCAATTGCAGAGGTTCAAGCTGCTTTAGTTATTGCTAAGCAGTTCCCACGAAACCCAATTGAAGCTTATGACCGGATTATGAATGCTTGCCAGCGTCCCGGCTTGGCTCAATCGGCTGTTTATTCTTATGCTCGTGGTGGTAGTTCAGTAACTGGTCCATCAATTCGGCTTGCAGAAATGCTTGCTCAGAATTGGGGGAATATTCAGTACGGTATCCGCGAATTATCTTCTGAAAATGGCGAATCTACGGTTGAAGCATTTGCTTGGGATGTTGAAACAAATACCCGTCAAACAAAGGTTTTTCAGGTTCCACATATTCGTTATACACGCAATGGATCTAAAAAATTAACAGATCCACGCGATATTTATGAATTGGTTGCAAATAATGGCGCTCGTCGTCTACGTGCATGCATCTTAGGTGTAATACCGGGTGATGTGATTGATGATGCTGTTAATCAGTGCGAAAAGACAATCCATGCAAGTGCTGATACTTCACCAGAAGCTGTACAAAAACTTGTTGTTGCCTTTGAGCAATTTAACGTCACCAAGAAAGACATTGAAGATTACATTCAGCGTCGTCTTGATGCTATTACAGCAGCCAATATCGTTGCGCTTCGCAAGATTTTCACTAGCTTACGTGATGGCATGAGTTCACCTAAAGACTGGTTTAAAAATGTCACTGTGAAGGAAGTTGGAGAAGTTCAGGAAGTTAAACCAACTGTACCAGACAACGAGTTCCCGGTTCTCTTAGAGCAGATCAAAGCCGATGCAGTTACTAAAGAGTATGTATTAGAAGGCTATGCACTTACTAATGCACAAATAGCTGAGGTAAATGCACTATGAAGCTATTCCGATGCTCAAGCCTAAATAAGCTTATAGGCGACTCTAAAACTAAAGGCTCAGTTCTTAGCGATACAGCTAAGACTGAGATCAGAACAATCGTTAAGGAGGACTTGACCACGTTCAAGTCTTTCAAAGGAAACCAGTACACGGCTAAAGGTAATGCGCTTGAAGAAATTGCAATTAGCCTGTCTGGCAAGGTTCGTTTTCGTCAGTACTTAAAACATCAAGGCCGTTTGGAAAATGAACTAATCACTGGTGAATGTGACATTCTTGACCTAAATAACAAGTTGATCATCGACACTAAATGTACTTGGGATATTGGTACTCATCCCTTCTTTCAAGATGAAGCAGAAGAAAAGGCAAAGAAAGCCGGTTATGACTGGCAGATGCAAGGCTACATGTGGCTTTACGACTGTGAACAAGCAATGGTTGATTTCTGGCTACTCCCTTGCCCTGTCGAGCTTACAAATGATTGGGATGACCGAGAACAGCTAATTGATTTAGTTGAGCGTATCGATCTTAGAGAACGTTTAACAACTGTCACCTACAAACGTGACGAAGCAATGATCCAGAAGATCAAAGACAAAATTCCACATGCTCAAGAGTACTACGCAAAGTTATATCAAGAGCGCATTAAGGCAAAGGTGGCAGCATGAAACAAATCGAATTAAACACAATTAGCGGTACTTCTGACCAGATCGCAGAAGAGATTTTTAAGAAAATTATTGGGCCTATGGTTGATGAAATGAATAGCCAAGATAAAGACTCAGCAAAGGTTTTCACATTCTCAGTAATGTGGCTTGGTATGGCTTTATATGCTGCTCAATTTGAACCGCACAATGCCAAGAAAACAATTCAATTCAGTGTTGATCAGTTCATGGCAACGTTCGACAAATTCAATAAAAGACCGAGCTAAGGAGCAGCAGCATGACAGATTTGAATAAGGAAAGAGAGGCGTTTGAAAGATTGCCTTTGGCTGAATTAGCAATCAAAAGTGAATTTGTTTATTACAACGAAGAAACAAATTCATATTGGCCTAATGAGGATTTTTGCCCTAGCGATGCTCCTGAAACAATGAACTTTGCTTGGGAAGCATGGCAAGAAAAAAGCCAAAGCTCAGGCGGTGCCAGAGAAAAAGATTTACTTAACCTGTGAGCAATTATATGCAGCAGCAAACTTTGGTGCACCAAACAAAGATCCAGAACTTTTAGAAACTGAATTAACAATTGCTTGGTTTGATGAAGCTCATAGCGGCAGTGGTTACTACGTTTATATAAGTGAGTATCCAGAAGAAGGTGCAATGAAGCTGGAAAGCGAATCGGGAGCTGAGGGATGAGTGAAAAAGCATTTAAAGATTTAAAAATTCGATTTCATATGGCAATTGGTATTGCAAATGCCACTCAGGAAGATTTCTACCCTCTTAGTGAATTCATTGATGAAGATGACTGGAATGCAATGGATGAACTGCAAAAGGAAACATTTATTTCTGATTGCGCTAATGAGTGGAGTCAAAACTATTTAGATTTGGGAGGCTGGGTGGAATGACAGAAGTTAAATTTGTTTCTATGCCTGCGAATGAATTAGCGCAGTTGATGGAGAAAGCTTGTGAAAATGCGGTATCCAAAGTCTGATCATGAGTAATGTAATTCGCTTTAGACGAAATGGGCTTGCACATAAGATCAGCCCGCAAGATGTAAAACAAAGGCTACTCAATCCCAGTAAGGATCTTGACCTTAAAAAGGCGGATCAAATTTTAGGAGTTTTTTTCGATAACTTGTCACAAGAAGAAATCATCGAATTGGCACGAGTAGCAACTTTAGAAGCCTTGGAGGCAGATGCTCGCTATAAGAAAACCAATAATGCAACTAAACAGATTCTTCACTTGCTAGGTAGATTCTTGGATCGCCGATCTAAAGAGGAATGGAAGAAGTATAACGACTCCATGACACTAGATTCAGAAGCAGCAGCAAAGGCGCGTGCATTTGAAGAAGCTAAAGACGTATTGCCAGAAATTGCTGGAACCACATTCGCAACCGTATTTGCAAACAACAAAGAGGTGCAACCATGAATTTTAAGAGGTAAGTAACCCTAACTTATAGGCATCTTCAAGCAACAAGCCTTTTTGCTGCACAGCGTGAAGTAAGGTTCTACTTAATGGGCGTGTTGGTTAAAGATGGAATGATGGCTGCCACAAATGGTCACTGTGCCCTGATCTGTGATGCTCCAGAGGTTCAAGATATAGAGGTGATTATCCCAATTGAAATAGTTAAATCTTTTATTAAAAAGGTCGGTAATAACCCAAAAGTAAAGACTATCACTTTAAGCCAAATTGATGATGAATTTTGGTTATTGGATTACGAAAATGGGATGTTTGAATTCTTTCGTCCAATTGACGGCAAGTTTCCAGATATAAGCCGTGTTGATATTCCAAAACCGACCGAACCCCCCTAAAGAGTTTGTACAGTGGAATTTAGAATATGTGAGCAACTTCATGAAATGCTCCAAAATTCTTAATTGCCGATTCCCTCTCTTTTATCCATCTGGTGCCACTACTTCAACTTATGTGGAATTTGTGGACGGCGTACACGGCCTGTTGATGCCATTGAGAGTTTGAGGAGAAGGCTAATGTTAGATTTGAATAAGGAAAGAGAGGCTTTTGAAGCAAGCGAGTATGTAAAGACAATAATCCACAAATTTGAATGGTCTGAAGAATTTAAAAATTATCAGATTAAAGACTGTGTGATTAATGGAAATATTTTTGATCTGCTTGAAGCGAAAAATGATGAGCAATTATTAAATGGCGCTTGGTTTGGGTGGCAAGAAAAAGCCAAAGCTCAGACGGTGCCAGAGAATCACATTGTTGTACCAAGAACTAGAGAAGTTGTAGTGGCAATTGAAAAAATAGTTCAGCAGCAATGTGATGCCAGTGGAGTACAGGAACCGCTTCACAGATTGGATTGGTGGAGAATCCTGGAGGAAATTGCTGAAAAGGTTGAGGAGATTAAGTGATGAACAATGTATCTGTTTTTAACTTCAATCAAAACGAAGTCCGCACCATCGTAAAAGAGGATGGTGAAATTTGGTTTGTTCTTTCTGATGTTTGTAATGTTTTAGAGATTGGTAATGTTAGCATGGCTGCCAGTAGATTGGATGCTGAAGAAATTACCCTCAGTACTATTGAGGGTAGCCATAGGCCTACTAATTTAGTCAATGAATCTGGTCTTTATTCTTTAGTTCTAACAAGTCGTAAACCTGAAGCTAAGCAATTTAAGAAATGGGTTACTTCTGATGTATTACCAAGTATTCGTAAAAATGGTGGTTATATTGTTGGGCAAGAAGTTGATTCACCAGAATTATTGATGGCTAAAGCACTTCAAGTTGCAAACAATATTTTAGAGTCAAAAACAAAAGAGTTAGAGGCAGCAAAGTCAAAGGTTGAGTTATTAGAGCCGAAAGCGCAAGCACTTGAAACTATAGCTAATACTGATGGCACATACACTATACGCGAATGTGCAAAAACTATTAATATCGGTGAACGCAAACTAATAAGTCTATTAATTGATAAAAAATGGATTTATCGAGAAGAGCATGGACGTTTACAACCGTACTCAACAAAACGAGAGGCAGGAATATTTATCAATCGCCCATCACCAGTAATCATAAATAAAAATACTGGTGAGGAGAAAGTTCATTTACATATGCGAATTACAGCTTATGGGTTAACAAAAATTACTGAGTTGGTGAATAGCTGTAAACATAACGGAGGGTTTGCAGCATGACAGAGGTTAAATTTGTTTCTATGCCTGCATCCGAATTGGCTCAGGTCATCGAAAAGGCATGTGAGAATGCAGTAACTAAAGTTTTAGCAGCCCAAGGCGATGAGCTGCTTAACATTACGCAATTATGTGAACGTATACCGGGCTTATCCTACCATTCATTTAAGAAGCTAGCCAAAGAGCATAGGCTCAAAGATATTAAAGGCCGTTATTCGCTTACGGCTGTGAAAGCCGCGCTGCAATCTCACTAG